TTAATGCCGGCAACCAGGCCAGGCGCACCACTTGGCCCAGCCGGTTGTAAAACTTTTGCAGGTAAGCATTGCCGGTCACCACGTAATCCAGCGCAGCGCGTTTAAAATCCAGCGATGACAGCAATGGCGTGGGCGAAAACCATTTGGAGAGCATGTTCTTTTTAAAATGCAGAATGGGCCCGTGGTAAGCATTGGCGTTCATTAAATTCGCCAGGCCGACTAAATCCACCGGTGGCCGGTAATAATCGCCGCCGATATCGGTAAAAACCCCCAGATAATCCGTCAGGTTGTTATTCAAAACCGGTTCCGGGTCGCCAAAGCTAAAGATTAATGGCTTGCCGGTTTGCGGGCTGTCTGCGGCATCGTCAGCAGTGAATAAGGTATCTGCAGTCATAAGGGTTCCTGTTGTTTAAGTTTTTTGCGTTCTGCATGTAGATAAGCGCGACGTTCGACCATGCGTTGCATACACATGGCCAAAAACATGATGGTTTTTTCCAGCTCGTCTATGGTTTTGCGACAAAGCTGGTCTTGCTGGTTGATGTGCTCGATGTCCATGCTTATACCGTCAGCTGCTAAAGGTGACCGTGGTTTTACGGCCATCGTTGTTGATCGGTTCATAAATCAGTGCGTGCATAATCGACCACGCAATATCAGCATGACCACTTTCTACGCTGCGGCTGGATGCGTAAGTGATCTGCCCGCTGTTGGTGGTGGTTTTGCTGATCATTAAAAACGCGCGGGTGATTTCGTTATCGCCGGCCAGGTATTCAAAGCGCCCGGTGTTTATGACATCGAGGGCTTTAATTACCAGCTGGTTTTTCATGTCCATGCTGTAATGGATCGGCGTGGCGTTGGGGTAAAAATCAATCACCTTTTCATAGACGCCGTAACCGATGCCGGTGGTATCAATGCCCAGATGCACCACGTTATGCGCGTCGATCACTTCCTGGATGCGGTTGGCTTGGTAGGCAAAGTTTTGACCGTGGTAGCTCTTAGTCAGCAGTGCCCGCCATTTGTCGCGGGCATTTAACGGCACGGCCATCACAGCCAGGGAGGCGTTATCGCGTACCCGGCTGGGGTCATAGCCTAATGACACCGGTTTATTGGCAAAGGGCCGCTCGGCATCGGTTTGGTAGTCTTTCCAGCGGTCAGCGTCCACCGTGCAATCCAACAGTTTTTGCAAACTGAATACCGATTGGCTGTCGTCGATAAACTTGCACATGAACAGATTGGCGAAATCGTCTTCGCTGTATTCGATCTGCAACTCATCGATGTCAAACAAATCACAGCCCTGCGCCTCCGCGTCTTTGACCGTGACCATGTGCCGCCACTTCTTATCAGGACCGTAAAACCCGTCTTTCAGGGTTTTGTGCGAGACGTCAAACTCGATGCGCTTGTCGTCTGGCTTGCCTTTGTTAAAGTCCTCGCCAGACCATTCGCTGTAGGCTTCGTGGCTGGTGGCTGAGGGTGTGCTGAATAAGGTGGTGGTCCATTGCTTGTGCGCCGCCATACCGCTGGCCACTTTGCGCAGTTTCTTGAACTTGGGGATCCAGAAAAACTCGTCGATGTATAAATCGCCGTGGTACGACTGCGCGGTATTGCTGTTGGTGGATAAAAACCGCAGTTCCGCGCCGTTGCTTAGCAAAATAACCGTGGTGCCTTTCAGCTCCAGCTCAAAATGCTGCAGCGCAAAGGCGATAATGTAAGCCTTGAAGACTTCCGCCTGGTCCCGGCTGGCTGACAGGAATATTTGGTTTTTGCCGGTGACGATGGCTTTATTAAATGCCTCCCACGCAAAGTAAAACGTGGCGCCGATCTGCCGACTTTTTAAGATGATGCGGGTGCGGTCGTTGCGGTGTTCCCACCAAGTTTTTTGGTAGTCGTAAAACAGCTGGTTGCGCACGTCATCCAGCAGTTGTTCGGTGATGCCGGACACGTCGTTTTTAATTTTCTTTTCCCGACCGGCTTTTTTTTCTTTGGGCGCTTTGGCCGTGCCTTCTTCTTGCGGTTTGTCGGTGGTCCACGTGTGGCTGCCCATAGCCTGGGCATAGAGTCGTTTGTTGAGCTGGATGGCTTCGGTTTCTGCGCCGATCTTTTGCGCCACCTTCAAATCCTTCTGCAACTTGCCGAAGGTTTCCACCAGCCTCACCAGTTCGCTCAACTCGTCCGGTGTTTTTTCGTCCAGTTCTGCCAGGGCATTGATGCGCCGTGCCAGGGTCATTTCTACCAGTTCATCGGGTGAGGTGTAGTTGGCGCGCCATTGCTCAGTCGATGACCAACGCTCGAGCGTGCGCTGGGCAATGCCGGTCCGTTTGGCCACGTCTTTTAAGGTCATGCCCTTGACGTAATGCTGACGAGCCAACATTTTGATGGATGGCGAATGCTTCATGGTTTTCCTGAAATGGGTTTACACTCATTATCAGGTGTTTAAAAACGCAAAACGCCCGCAACATTTGCTTAAAATTCCTATAGTTAGCTTATAGGTACAGGTAGGAAAGGCCGGTATTGCAGCAGCGGTGCAAAGCGTTAATCTGTGCGTCAATTCCACCCGATTTAGAGTGAAACATGGCAGGCAGAGTCTTACAGACAGATTTCAAACGCATTGGCGTTTCTGGACCTACATCCGATGGCCGCGTGGTTGATCCGTCATGGATCGATGAAATGGCAGAAACCTACGATCCTGAAAAAACGTTTAAGGCGTTGATCTGGCCTGACCACATGCGCTACATGAATTACGGCTCTGTAGAAGCGCTTAAAGCCACAACGGGAGTCGATGGCCGCCGAGAATTGTGGGCTGTGTTAGCGCCCAATATGTCGTATCAAGCCGACAACAAGTTCGACCGCAGGCTGTTTACCAGCATGGAAATCACCTTTGACTTTGCCAAATCCGGCAAAGCCTATCTGACCGGCCTGGGGGCGACCGATGAACCGGCCAGCCTGGGTACCAGTGAGATTAAATTCAATAAACACGCCGAAGCGGCTGGGATGGTCCTGTCTGGATTCATCGAATCTGAAACCAAAACTTTTACCGAGCAGCAGCCATCAACCCTGCTGGATCAAATCAAATCTTTATTTACCAATCAACCAGAGGATGCAGAGATGGCAGACAAAGCCGCTTTAGAAGCACTAAAAACGGAGTTGGCGGCAGTCAAGGAGATGCTGTCCAAATTACCCGCACAACCCGAAACCGATAAACCGGCAGACAAGACAGAAGACCAGTTCAGCGCATTGATTGCCAGACTGGATGCGTTAGAAGCCAAATTTAGTGCCAATCCTGCACCAGCAGCAGCTAATAGCCCAGCAGGTGACGCGGTTACTGAATTAACCGCCAAGTTTGATGCCTTGGCAGCCAAGCTGGACGATGCATTGAAAGAACACCCTGGCACCGATAGCGGCGAGCATTTTGGCGCTAACGACGACAACAAGCACTATATTTAACCGGAGAACACTGATGTCTCATATTTTAAGCAACCAAGGACGTGCGGCGCTTGATCAACATTTTGCACACGTAGCCAGCTCATACGGTGCACCAGCAGGCAGCATGCAGTTTGCGGCCACCCCATCCATAGCACAACGATTGTTTGAAGTTCTGATTGAGTTGGGCGATGGATTCCTTAGCACCATCAACATGCAAGGCGTTCAAAACACCAAAGGCGACAAGGTTGGTCTTTATTTGACTGGCCGCGTGGCGTCCAGAACAGACACATCCGGATCCGGCGAACGGTCTGCCAAAAGGCTGTTAGATAGTGCGTCAAACGTGTATGAACTGTTTGCCACCGAATTTGACGTGGCATTGCAGTATGCATTGATTGATGCCTGGGCCGCGCATCCTGATTTTGCCGCACGCTGGCAATCATTGGTCAGAAAAGCCATTGCAAATGACATGCTGCAAACCGGCTGGACCGGTACCAGCGCAGCGACAGCAACCAACTTGGTATCCAATCCCAATCTGCAAGATTTAAACAAAGGCTGGCTGCAAAAAATTCGTGAATACAACGCCGGTTCTCAAAGGGTATTAGGCGGTGCCAAAGGCGGCGCGACCGCTTTAACCCTGGGTGAAACCAACAAAGCGATTGGCGGCTTTGGATCACTTGACTCGCTAGTGAACGAAGCCCTGCAATTAATCCCGGTTTGGCTGCGTGACGATCCACGTATCGAAGTATTTGTCGGCAAAAACATTCTGGATTATCAAAAAGAGCTGTATTACGACGCGATCAGCAACGATACCCAGAAAAAATCAGCCATCAGTGCGCAAATACTGGGTGAGTATGCCGGCAAAAAAACCAGCTACGTGCCGTTTTTCCCTGACAGCACCATGCTGATTACTGCCCGCGAAAACTTGTCTATTTATTATCAGGATTCCAGCGTTCGCAGAATCATGACCGATAACCCAAAGAAAAATCAGGTTGAAGATTTTAACAGCATGAATTTGGGGTATGTCGTCGAGGAAGAGAAGGGTACGGCATTGTTAGAAAACATTACCTTCAAATAGTCATGGGTAGATTAGCCGACATTAAAGCGTTGCAAATGGCAGAAGCCGAGGAAACCGGCTTCAATCCTTATTTGTTTGATGATCCAGAAATAAAAACCAAAACGCCGGCAGCAACGCCGGCTGAACTGCAAACCCTGGAACACTACCAAGCCGCCATGTCTGCCGACTTGGCGAGTTTGGCCGTGCTGAAAGACGTGGTGGAAAAGGCCAAAGCCAAAGCCGCCATGTTGGCGACCTATTGGCCGTTTGTGAAAGCCTACATCGACAACGGCGACAACTACCCGAACGACATTGCCGTGCGGGTGTGTATCTGGCTGTTTGATACGCTGGACATCGAGCGCGGTTTAGATTTGGCGTTAGTGCTGATCAAGCAAAACCAGCACACCCCGACCAAATTCGACCGGGATCTGCAGACCTTTGTATCCGATGCGATGTATGACTGGGCTAACGCCATGTTAAAGGCCGACCAGTCAGCCAGTCCGTATCTTGATGCCTGGGTGGCTGCAGTGGATAGCGAACAGATGTCACTGGCGCCGCCGGTGCAATCCAAGCTGTACGCCATGCTGGCCAAACACAAAAACCGCGTCGGTGAGTATCAAACCGTTATCGCCTTATGTGAGAAAGCCGAGCAGGTCAACCCAGAAGGCCACGGCACCAAGGGCTTAAAAGCCGCTGCGGTGGCTAAATTAAAAGAAACGCTTAAGGACGAGTAACAACTCCTCAAGCCCTGCCTAACAACCACCACTCGAGACTCGATTTTATACCCGATGTTATCGAACGGTTGTTTTGGTAGGCACTAACAACAAGGTGGCAGTTTGAAAAAGCACATTGCAATCGGTTTATTCAGTGCAGTCATGATGTTGGGCGGGCCTACGGCCTGCACCACGCCAGAACTGGCAGACGGTTATCAATTTGGAGACCTGTCCAAATTAACCGAGCGAGAACTCACCAACCTGCACGATGCCCGGCTGCCGGGTTATCCGAAACACGGCATTTGCAGCGATTTGCTGCAGTTATTGCCGCCGAACCATGAAGTGCCAGCAGAAGCACCGCAAGCCAAGGCCCGCGGCGATCCATAACCCAGCAACTATGTAATGCGCTTAGCCGGTTTAATCGCCGGCCTTTTTTAACCCAACCAACACCGCCATGAGCCTAACCGGTAAACCCTCACTCACCACCCCGTCACCGTTTGTGAACGATGGCTTTTGGCCTGATTTAGATATCGGCCAGCTGATGAGCCGTTACCGTATCCCGGCAGAATACGCCGACGACACCATTAAATGGGGGCTGACGCTGGCACTGGTCAACGTCAATATGGATTTGGAGCCGGTTAAATTCGCCATTATCGAACTTGGCTACACCACAGCGGACGCTTACATGCTGGCCAACCCGCACGACATCAACAACGACGATCAGATGGCGATTATTTACAGCCACGCCGTGTACGCCTATGCCAAAGCCCAGCTTTTGCAACAATTTAACAGCATGAACCGCCGGGAAAACGCCGCCAACGCAGCCAAAGAAGCCCCGGAAACCGAACACTACTGGCTGGACCAATCCGCCGCCGCCGTGCAAAAACTGTTCGCACAGTTTCTGCCGCTAGAAACCAAAACATCCACCGCAGGCGCTTACGTGGCGTTGCTTTAATTGAATGGGATATTGATATGAGTGACGTAAAACATAGGCCTATAGACGTAAATGCTTCTGCAAATGATTATGTTGTGGTGCAAAAAGAAAATAATGGCTTAGGCGAAGAACACCGGGTTTTATTGAGAAATATTGATTTACCCAATAGACCCTTTGGTTTGGATCTTAACGGTCATAACCTGGATGCTGATTCCCGATTTTTATCGGCAACCGGCTGGCAAATTCAATCAAACGGCAGCAATTCACCTGTTTTTGAAAATCAATCTAAATTCACTCGTTATGGAGATGGTGGCTTACGGATTGGCAACATAGCCGGTGTTTCTACAACAAACGGTAAATTTAAAGATTTACCGCTTACCTATGATTTAACAAATGTCGACGGTTTTACATTGTGGGTGTATTGCGACGGGCCATTGATGAATGACACCAAATCATCAACTCACGGCGGCAGTATCATGATGGCTGTAGGAGATGCCGCGTTTGCAAACTCTAGCTATGTAAATATTTGGGGTATTGGCGGCGGTGGGTTGCGAAGGGGCTGGAACAATTTAAGAGTCAGCAAAAAATCTTTTGATACGGTTGGCAACGGCGGATCCGGTGCGGTATTGACAGGGACAGGCGTGAACTGGGCCAGCGTGAAACGAATACAAATTCGCCACACCCCAACAGCGGACTACACCGGAAATTCAATTTACATGGATTCTTTTTTTGTTGGCGGGCGATTATCGCGCGGAAAAATACCCGTAGTGATCACGCTTGATGACACAAATGAAGAAAGCTATGCAATGGCCAAGCTGTTTAATTCCTTCGGCATACCGGTCACTTTATTTGCGATCACTGAATACATCGATAATCACGCGACCTATCCCGGCACAATGACCTGGGCGCAATTGACAGAACTGTATAACGCCGGCAATGCTGTTGGCGTTCATGCTGGACCAGCTAACGCCTTTGTTGTCTCACCTGAGTTAATGAAAAAAAATCGCCAAATGCTGATTGACAAAGGTATGACGCGCGAAGGATGTCACAACTATTTAGCTTACCCAAACGGCACCTTTAATCAGTCTGTGATAGACAAAGCCAAGGAATATGGATTTTTAGGCGCCAGAACCATTAATGGATTAGGCCGAAATGACACTGTCGGTTACGAAGAAACATTTGGCGGCATGACATTAGGCGCTAATAACCTAACCTGTTTAGAAAATATTGCCAACGGCGGGATTGCAGATCCATTTAAAGTTAATGCCGGCGCTCCGGCAACATCAGCGCTGGCATTAATCAATGTGGATGAGGCTATTGTTCGCCAATCTGCGTTTATAGGATATTGGCATCAATTCTCAGAATTGCCACAGGCCGAGTTGATGGCATTTGCTGCCGGTTTGGCTACAAGAATGGCTGCTGGAACTGTTGAATGCCTGACGTACCCGCGCTTTTCTCAGTTATATGACGGTTGCTTTTAATGGTGGCCTATTCATGATCGAAAAAGACCCCCTAAGCTACCCACTCATCACCTACGCCTGGGTGTTTTTACTCTCAATGCTCGGTGGTGTGGTCAGTTTTAATACCAAGATTCGCAGCGGCCATTCCAGGCCGTTCAATTTCATGGAACTGATCGGCGAGATCATGACCAGCGCCTTTGTCGGCGTGATTACGTTTTGGCTCTGCGAAGCGGCGGGCGTATCGGCATTGATCAGCGCGGCCATGGTCGGCATATCTGGCCACATGGGCAGCCGTGCCATTTGGTATCTGGAACGCTGGGCAACCAACAAACTGCCCAGCAAATACGATGAGCCAAAGCTATGAATAAGCTAACAGCGCTCACCACCTTTTTGCTGAATCTCAACCTGTTTGCAGCCGAACAGCTGGAATCGTTCGTCGACGATCTGACGATAATGCCTGCGTGTCGCACTGCGGCGGCTGGTCAAATCGTCGTTTGTGAAATGGATTACACGGCTGCATTTTATATCGAACGCTTCCCGCACGGCAGCACACCCGCGCCGCTATTTTTTGCACAGATTAGCGCTTGGCTGGTGCAAAACGATCCAGACCGCACGGACGCTAATGATTTTCCAGTCACCGTTGATATTTTGGACGACAGCACGGCGGATCTTGAAATACGCATACCCTTTACAGAGCTGGTTACCGCATCTGAAACGGTAGATGGCCCGATTGCGTTTAAAACCAAACGGTACACGCTAGATGATTAATATCAGTGCCAGCATTAGTGGTGATGCCCTGGTTTTTAAAAACCTGAATGCGATTAAATCACCGAAGTTGCGCAAGCGCATTATTAATCAAGCAGCTAAGCAATTGATTAAATCGGCTAAGGCGCGCACTGTTAAACAGGTAGATATTAACGGCAATCCATTTGGTGACTATAGCCGCAAGACCCAACATACCAGGCCACGCCGCCGCAAAATGTTGACGAGAATCGTTAAACGGTTGGCAGCTATCAATATTACGGCTGATGAAGGTGAAGTGGGTTTTAAAAATTCGTTTGAATCTAGCCTGGCAGCCAAACACCAATTTGGCTTTACCCAAAATGTTAATAAACGCAGCCTGGCTAAAGAAAAAAACAGCAACCCTGAAGGACGTGATGCACCTGCTAGCCGCACACAGGCCAAAGCCTTGCTGGAAGCTGGCTATAAGGTAAAGCGTGCTGGCAAAGCCTTATGGACGCCAAGTATTAAATACATCACCCAAAACATGACCATTGCCCAAGCGGGTTTGATTTTGCGGGTATTACGTGGCGACAGCAAAGACAGCTGGCAAACCACACTGCCAGCCAGACCGTTCTTAGGCGTTACCGCTGAAGACATTAAAGCCGTTGCAGAGATGTACAAGCAAGAAGTGGCCAAAGCCTTGGCACAGGTGGCAGCATGAACCCTATCGATTTGAGCCACTGGGTTACACAATTAACCGCACAATGCCCTGCATTTTCTGGACGCTTTATTAAATGCATCCCTGATGATGACATTAAGATTTACGCTCAGCAATCGCCTATTGCCTTTATCTATGAAAGCAGCGATCAATCTGATCAAAACCGGTTGAATACCGGCACACGGCAACGCACCACCATTACGGTAACGATTGAAATCATTTTTAGGCGGCAATTGTCGCTGTTAGATCAATTTGACAGTGGGGCTGCAGATTTATTGCGGCAATATCGTAGAGAAATTGGTACGGCGCTGGTGGGCTGGAAACCACAAGACGCTATCAAAGCCGTGGTGCATAGCAATGGTGCCTTAAAGTCAAAAGATAAACGGCTGATTAAGTGGGTTGATAACTACACCACCGACATTATCACTGAAGGATTTGTATGAAACCTAAAACATTCAGCGTGGAATTAATTGCAGAACACACCCACGCAGGCGAAATTAAACAACCAGGCGATAAATTATCTTTGCCAGTAAAACAGGCTGAATGGTTAATGAAATACCGCATTGCCAAACCCGCACCCAACCAAACAAAACTAGAGGATTAAACCATGTCAGGCTTACTCGCAGAAGGCACACTTTACTTAAACCGCACCGTCAACGGTTCGCCAGCCGGCTGGAAAAAACTCCCCGGCGTGGCGAAATTTTCGATCACAAACAGCGCGGAAATCAAAGAACAAAAATCCAAAGACTTAGGGCAGTTTGGTCAGGTGACCGCATCGATTGCGCTGCCAAAACCTGCCGAACTGGCAGTGACCATTTCCGACTTTAACCGTGAGTCACTGGCGTTTGGTTTGATGGGTGATGATGCTGTCTATACCGCGTCGTCCGGATCTGTCACCGATGAGGCTGTAACGGCTGATTTAGATGTTTACGTACCACTCGCGCATAAACACGTTACCTCTGGCACGGTGGTTGTTACCAATTCCGCAGCGTCAACCACTTACGTTGAAAACACCGATTACGAAATTAATTATGCTTTCGGCATGATCAAAGCCATCACGGGCGGCGCGATTACCGACGCCCAATCGCTTAAAGTCGATTACACCCACGCAGCGGCCAGCGGCTTTCAAATTAACGGTTCAACCAAGCCGCAAGTATTGGGCGCGTTACGGTTGGATGGTCGCAATCTGGCGGATGACAAAAAAATCATTGTTGAAGTGTATTCCGCGCTGCTTGTATCGGATGCGGAAATTGATTTCATGGCGGACGACTTTGTGCAGTTCAGTATGTCGGGCAGGATGAACACCCCAAGCGGGCAAACATCGCCGATTAACGTTAAATACTACTAACCTCACCCTTGCCAGCTTGATTTTATCAAGCTGGCTTTTCTACGGTAACCCATGGCAGAGCGCAATTTAGCTTTATCGATTTTAATCAATGCCAAGGACCAAGCCAGCAGCGTTCTTGATGGGATTAAAAACAAGTTCAGCACTTTTTCAGGTGCTGTTGGGGCATTGGTCGCCGGTTTAGGCGCTGTTGGCTTTGCTGGGTTTTTAAAGTCGACAATCGACGCCGCTGATGCACTGGACGAACTAAGCCAAAAAACCGGCGTATCGGTCCGCGCCTTGGCAGGCTTGCAACGCTTGCCAGACTTGGCAGAAGTGCCGATTGAAAACGTCGGCAAAGCCATCAACAAGCTGTCGATTTACATGGCGAAAAATGCTGATGAAGCCGTTAAAATGGGCATCTCAGCACAAGACCCGGTCGATGCGCTGTATCAGTTCGCGGATGTATTCGCCAGCACTGAATCCGCGCAGGAACGTGCCGCACTTGGCGCAAAGGTACTGGGTAAAAGTTATGCTGATTTAGCGCCTATTTTGCTGCAAGGCGGCGATGCATTACGCAAGCAGGTAGACGCCTTTGCTGATCAGTCCGGCGTAACCGCCGAAGCTGCCGCGCAAGCTGGCGAGCTTAACGACAAAATGGCAAATCTGAGCAATGCCGTTAAAGACTTTGCCGGTCGGGCAGTCATACCTAGCATTGGTCCATTATCTGAGTTAGTCCGTTATCTGGGTGATTTGTTTTTTTCATCCGAAAAAGCCGCAGGATCGTTGTCGGGCGGTGCCAGTGTTTACAATTTTGTGGCCAAAGCCATTGGCGCAATCGGTTTGGCGGTTGATGTTACCGGTCGTGGATTGGGATCATTTGCCGCGCAATTGGTAGCGCTGGCCAGCTTGGATTTTCAAGGCATTGCTGATATTGACAAAGCATTCAGCGCCGATAATGCCGCAGCGCTGGAAAAATACACTCAACTGCTAGAAAAACTGAACAACCCTCCGGCAGCCAAGCCGCAAGACAATAGTGGCATTAAGCAGATCACCACTGACATTGACGTAGCTTTGCAGAAATTCCAGGAATGGGGCGCAAAATCCAACGTAGCAACAGAAGGCGTTGCCGCAAAATTAAAATCGCTGTCTGACATTGAGTTGCGCGAATTAAAATCTTCATTGGTTGATGCATTTGAATCAGGTGTAAATAGCAGCAAAGATTTACAAAATGCGTTAGATAACATCAAAACAGAAGAAGTGCGCCGCGCGTGGGAGACTTTAGGCAATACATCTGCCGGATCATTAAGAAAAGCCGCAGACGAAGCTAAGCTGGCATATGTAGCTATCAGAGACAGCGGTACGGCATCTGCAGTTGAATTAAAAAACGCCTGGTCTGCAGTTGAGGCAAAGTTAATAGCTGTGGCAGACGCTACAAAACTATCTGATGAAACAGAAAAGCAACGTCGAAAAAATTTGCTTGAGTTAAAACAAATAGGCGCAACACCAGAAGAATTGGCATATCAGCGTCACAAAGAAATAGCCCAACAAACTTTTGAATTTGATAAGGCTATGCGTGATGGTGATTTTGCAGAGGCCGCGCGACTGGCTAAAGAAAAAGAAAAGCTGGCATTTGATACGGCCAAGGCAGATACGGAATCAGCTAAATCAGGTGAAATAGCTAGTTATAACGCTTATGACGCAAAGCAACGTTATTTAAGATCGATTGAAGACACCAAAAAAGCCCTGGAAGCGCTATCTCAATCCGAGCAAACGCAAGCAAAAAGCCCAGATCAACAGCAGCAACCCGACAATTTAGCGGCAAAACAAGAAGAGCTTACCAAACTACAGTCCACCCTGGATTTATTAAAACAGCCGGTCAATCTGCAAGTTAACGCCAATTTTGCCGAAGCCATCAACGCCGCTGACCAGCTGCAGCAACGTATCAATGCCTTGAATACCAGCATCCAAAACGCCAACGCCAGCGCAGCAGCCACGCTAAACGGCAGTGGCGACAGCACTGCGCAAACCCTCAGCACGGAAGTTTTAAAGCGAGGCAGTAGAACATGAGTTTAAAAATCGGCAGTGTTGCTATCCCGTTTGTGTCCGGTTTTGACATCCGCCAAACCTATGACGAACTATCAGCTAAAACCATTTTACGCAGCAAATCCGGCGCCGCCATCTTGCAAAGCCGCTGGCAAAAGCTGAAAAGCACTATCAGCGGTTCCAGTTGGCTGCCTGCCGCGATCGATAGCATCGATAAAACCGTTATGCAAACTGTGTCCTGTGTCGCGCCGCTGTCGGTATTTGGTGCAACTACCACTATCACTATTCCGCGCACCTTCCGCACAGAAACCGATTACGCCCCGCAAGCCATCGCTATCGTAAATGGTGAAATGATAGAAACCACGTTAAGCCTGGCAGGTTCTGTTTGCACGTTGGCGGCTGTATCGGGTGCAACTCAATATCAGGTCGTGTATTACCCGATCATTACCGGCGTTATCAGCATCAACAAAGACCACGACACCAGCAACCAGCTGGGTGGCTGGACGATTGAACTGGAAGAGCAATGATCAACAGCTCACCGATTAACAGCGCACCTATCAACGCCACGGCGGAAGCATTCACGCCGCTGGGTTTTGCCGGTATTGCATTTACACAAGATGTTGGTTATCCGAAAGGCAGCACTGGAGTTTCGTTTAAGCAGACAGTAGGCGCGACCGGTCAAGCATCTCTGGCATTTACTCAAACCGTATTTGATGAAACTTTTGTCGCAACGTCTTGGAATAACTGGGACGTAGTTGTTAAAGTGGATGGCGTTGATGTTGGTGAAGCGTTGACCGATGCGGGAGAGATTCGCATTGATGCCGAGCGCAGTTCTGCGCGGCTGGCTGAGTTTTCATTGCTGCTATCCGGCACGATTGAGGCGCAAAGCTGGACCGGTAAAGCGGTGACAATCGATTGGATTCAAAGCAACGGCGCGGTCTGGCGCTTGTTTACCGGTGTGATTGTCGAGCCAGTATTGAATCTGGCCAATTTCACCATTCGTTGCCGTTGCACGGATGACCTGCAACGCATCATCGACAACCAAACCAATCCGCAATTGCTGACGTTAACCGGCGGCTACTGGTCGAAATATGTTTTCGATGAAGGTGCAACCGGATGGAAGTATCTGCAAGACCTGTTAAGCACGCAATCAAAAAGCGTGGAAATGGACGCCTTTGGCACGTTGCGCGCCAACAGCCTGCAAAACAAGGAAACCCCCGATTTTACTTATACAAACAGCCTGATTTTAGATGAATCTGTATCCGTTAATTTTGGCCAGCGTGCCAGCCTGATTAACTGGGTTGACGTTAATTTTTCAGCACGTTTTGAGCGGCTTTATCAACGCAATGAACGCTTGATTTGGGTGCATCCTGAAACGTTTTGTCAAAACCAGTCTAATGCCATCATTTACCCAAGCCAAAACATGGCCCGCGATGCGATTGATTCGGCTGGCTGGGTATTGACTGCCGAAAGTTTTACAGGGCTATGGCCTACGGGTACTTATATCTGCGGCGGTGCGCCGGTATTATGGGCGAACACCTATCCAGACGGCATTCGCGGTTTTGATCTGCGCGCGGCGTTTCGATGGAAGCAGTCCGTCACCGATCAATTCATGCTATCAGTCACCTCGCCCGCATCGATAGCTGTGTATGGCGAATTGAAATCAGACTATAAAACAGCTGCTGATTTTTCAGCCAATGCCCCGGACTGGACCGGAACCGATGCCGATTACACATCGCCCTTAACCGGCTTTTTGGTCGATGAATTACACAATGCTTATCAAGATCAATTTAATGATCTTGAGTTGCAGTTTGCATTGCAAACGGCTGTTGCCGTGGCGATTGAGCGCATCAAAGCCAGCCACCGCAACATTAAAGTGCAGTTTCGTTTGCCTTTGGCCCCGTATCTGGATTTAGCCAACACCCTGCGCATTAACGATAGCAACGTGCAAGCCAAAGGCATTGTTTGGCGTTTGCAACACGTATTAAATCTATCCACCGCCGAAGCAGTAACAGAAATTGAATTGGCAATTAGCGCCGGCCAATCTGGCGCGGATTTGGCAGGCAATCTGTACAGTCTGCCTGTACATCCCGATCAGCCAGCGCCAACCGGTTATCAGGACATTATCGACGTGCCTGAACATATCGGCGGTTTGATCAGTTCTCCGGCGTTTGATGATAACTGGTGGGGGGTGATTACCAACACTGATGGCGCGCTGGCTTCCACACCTTACCCGCAGGAGTTACGCCTGCAGTTTCCGGCCATCCCGGACACCAAAACCCAGAACAAAACCGACACCATTCCGCATGCTATCCAGATTGCGGTTGACGATAACTTGCTGACGATTACGGCCTGATCATGAACAGTTTTAAATTTTATGCCGATGCTGGGCTGACGACTGTTGTCAGCGCCCGCACCATTGCCCACTTTGTTACCGGTGCGAATGACCCGCAAGATTTTGTTTTTTATTACGGCAGCACGGAAGCCAGCAGCAAAGTCGGCGCGGAATCTAACCCCGGCGTGGATCAAATCACCGTCAACATCACCAATGCCACACCCGTTTGGTCAGCCAGCGCGGCCAAAGTGGTCAATGATCGAGTGCGCACAACCGCTAAAAACGGCTACCGCTACAAAGTGCAAAGCATAACCGGCGGTGGTTTAACCGGCGCAAGCCAGCCAACATGGCCGACCCCCATCGGCGCTACGGTGGTTGATAACCAGGTCACCTGGATCAATGAAGGCAAGGTCCACGAAAGCACGGAAATCAAGCTGGCGTTAAGCAATGCCGGCTTGGCTACAGCCATTGCCGGCGCATCGTTGGCACTGGGCACAGTGATCAACAGCGGCAGCGCCAATGCTATCGCGGTGCACATGCGCATTGATGACGCCACGGCAGTGGTTGGTTCTGCGTCTGAGTTAAGCATTAATACTGTCAGCACGCATGAAATCCCAGTCGGGGAAAGCTGGTAAGTCATGAGCATTCAAGATGATGTTGCCAAGCTGGCAAAAACCGGTGCAAAGCGGATTGTTTTAGCCGACATTAACAGCCGGCCATCGATAGCGGCTGTGGTGGGCGTTGGTAAGCTATCCACCAATTCCGGCGGCGGAGGTGCTATTGCTTCGCCTCTCACTGAAACCACGGTTGTCATTGGTCCAAATACTGTGCCAGAGCGCACTTATTACGCCGAACGAACCCTGACCAGTACGGATGGCCTGTTTACGTTTAAGGTAAAAGACATTAAGTCGCAAAAGTTTACTGATGCCAACGACGCGGAAGTTATTTTAAATTTTGCCGATCCTCAGCACGAATAATGACCAGGCCAAGCAACGCGCACATTTCAAAAGTAAGCCTGTGGGGCATGCCATTTCATGGACTGGTGCGCTTTATACCCCTGACACTTTATTACGATTACAGGCTGGCATTACCCGCCACCACCTTGGCCGCATCGGTAGCCGCCCCGGATGATTATTTAATCGCGTCAGCATTTGCGCTGGGCACAGTTGCGCATACAAAGGACGGAACGCAGGTTTGGGTAGAGGATTATCCAGATATTGGCGTCCGGTTTGTTATTGATTGGGAGCTGTTCGATAACAACCCGCTATCGGCAGGCACTAGCCGGCTTTGGAAAAACCCGGCAATACCTGAAATCACTCGCGACGCATCGCAGGCCGCATCGGATGCTGAGCTAGGACATATTTGGCGAAATTACGCACTGTTTGCCGGCAGAAATGCCCAAATAGCCCGCAACCCAGCAAAACGATTAGGCGGCCTTAATTGGGTTTACCTAGCAAGCGACGGCAGCCGATGGCAGATTGCAATTTCATCAGCAGTCAGCGGCGCTGATCCGCTAGTCTTGAGGTATGCGTTCAGGCGGTTCGGGCAGTTTGGCAATGCAGCAGCCGAAACCATGTCTAGCCCGGTTAATTTTCTAAGCATTTCCAAGGGATCGCCAGCGTTGCCGTTGGGCGTTGTTTTTGGTGGGGTTAGCGCTACAGGCGACAAGGTTTTGCTGAACACGCACGGTGGCAATCCGTTTTTAACACTTCCGCCGCTTGAGGTTAATGCTTTTAATCAAGATGTTATCAATTACGGCGCGCTGGTTTGTGTGCATCAGCTAGAGGTTGCCGAAACAATAATCGAAGGCGCGCTGGTCGGGATAACAATCACAGCGGTTGAGCTAAAAAACCGGGCGCAATGCCGGCCTGGAGTTGAAACAGTATCGCCAGTTGGAACAGTCAGTTATACAGATGCAAACGGCAATTCAGTCACCATGGGTACGACATTTGCCTATAAAAAGTCGTGGATAATGGGCGCTTACTTTGTGGGAAGCGCGGTTGAATACATTACTTTCATAAGCCTTGTTTCAGTTACCGGATCACTGGTTATGAGCGACGAGGAGCCGGATTGGCCGATTGATGCTGACCCGCCACCCCCTCCGTGTCATTTATACGTTGTTCAAGGCGAAAGCTATTCTGAAAACAGGGTTTTTGAAAAGCGCCTTACTATAACCTTTGGCTCGGTTGAGTATGTTTACTCAAGCAAGTGGCACAAGGTATCAAGCGGCAGCTATTCATCGACGGGCGCTGGAGGATACACGGCAACCACAAGCGACAGCAAAACATGGGAAAACATCACCCCATTTATAAGCGGCGCATTAACCGATGAATCAAGCAGCAGCGGAAGCGGAACAGGTAATTTATGCTCATTAGGGCCGAACAACACGCCAAACATAGGGCATGATAGCCTTCTGCTTTACTTTCCAACCCCCGGCCCTATACCGGATGACATGGATTATCTTGGTATTGATTTTTATACAAAGGGCGGCGCATCGCCTACCAACATACGGCCAATTATGCCTCTGCCATTTGTGGCGGGCGAAGGGATATGGGGCATTATTGAAATATCGAAAAATACATCTGGCCAATATCAGTATCAGTACAGACTGCTATCAGCCTACGGCACAAAGCACCTACTCACAGATTCAGCGGTAACAATCAACGCGGCAGCGCCTATCAACCAACGCATCCCATTGTTCGCATCAGCTCACCCATTAACCGGCGAATTCATTTACGCGCAGGAATCCCCTGTTTGCTACGTTTAACCAGGAATTATCATGCAACGTTTTTTAAATAACTACGAAACCACATTACAAACCGGTATAGATGAAACAGCCAACGCAATACAGGTTTATCCTTCAACTGCATTTGATGATGTGGCTGCGCTGACACCGGGCGACTATTATCTGTTGACGATCAGCGACGGTACAAACATTGAGATTGTTAAGGTAACCGCCGTGTCGGTTGGCCCCGTGCATATCCTATCTGTTGATCGTGATGTCAGCGCATCGGCTCACGGATCGTTTGCATTTGCAGCTGGGTCGACGGTAAAAATGTCGGTGGTTGCCGAGACGCTCAGCGCATTAAATGAGGTGCTGTTGAATGCGGATTACCCACCAAATTACACAGTCAATCAGCAAACCAAGTCGAGCGCGGGAACCGTCAACGTGCCATTCACCCCGCTTGTCATTCAGCAAATCAATATCGAAACATCGGGCGCTGTAGTGCTAGATGTTCAGCCGGGCGCGACCTTTGGGGAATCTACAATCACTATTTACCGGGCAAATTTAAGCTACCCGTGGCCTAGCTTGAAATATAACGGAAATACTGTGCCGGTTGCCGGCGATCCGCCGGGTAGCAGCGATTACAATGCAAAATTGCTATGCAGATCGGAACCTGGCGCTGGCTATCTTCCAAATCCGTTTGTGACATTTGAATGGGTAACCAGAAATGAGCAAGTGAACAGCAATTACCAAGGGCCATTTGGAACAACAGCAACATCACATGGACTAATATTTTCTGGTAGCACTTTAGTGATAAATCCGCTTGACGGGCCATATCACAGCGCAAGTTTTCAAAGCAACACAATACTAAACATTTCAAGCGGGGCTGCTGCCATAACTGAGCTAACTGAAG